ATTTATGAAGTCGCGGTCCAGAAACTTGCGTAATGGCCCAGCACGATTCATTTCACCTCGTCCCGGTCGGGAAGCAGTTCACCGTGGACGGATGGCACGCACAGGAAGACGGGACGACTCTGATATTCACCAAGAAGAGCGAGACAACCGCCGTGGATAGCTCGGGGCGTATATGGAGTTTTTTGGGTAGCATGGGGCTGCAATGTTTCGAAAGATAGAACCAACCCGACGAGCCGGGGTAACTTATTTTTAACAGATGAATGTGTTCACACTCTACAGCGAGCCGCATGCGAGAAATCTCCGGCTCTGGGTCCGCAGCTGGCAGCAGCATGGTTACAGGCCGCAGCTCATTGCCTCGCGGGAGCTCGACGGGGCTACAATCAAGTCCGTAGTCCGGCGGCGCGGGGGCGGCATCGTGGTGAAGCCGGGCGCGTTCAATCTAGGCCACAAGAGGGGCAAGCCGGTCTGTCGGTCCTTTGGCTCCCAGGGCAGCAAGAAAGCCACGGTCATCATTTTCGAGCCCTGTGTTTCCACGGAAGTATTAATGGAGTTTCTGAATGCTACGTGACAGTCCATTAAAGACTCTCGCGCTAAGCGTCTCGGAAAAGCTGCACAAGAGGCTGCACTGGGAAGCCGCGCAGCAAGTCGCGGACTTCTCTAAGATTTCGGTAAAATTCAACGCGAAAACTGCGCCGGAGAAATACGAGCCGATTCTCCAGCACCTCCTGCACACGCTCCTCGAACGCGGAGGAATGTCAGAAGCCGCCGGGATGCTCTGGACGCCTAACCAGTTCACCGCAGAGCCCCAATCGGTCAAGGACGTCTGGGAGCTCTTCGAAACCTCCGATATGGGGCTCATCATGGGAGCCGCGAAGATGGGTAAATCATTTTCGATGGGAGCCCGGCTTTTTCTGGAGTGGATTCGTGACCCGGAATGGACCTCGATTCGCGTCCTCGGCCCCAGCGAAAATCATCTTGAGCAAAACTTATTCTCTCACTTAGTAGCATTACACTCTCATGCAACACTACCTATGCCGGGCGCTATTGGAGACTTGTTCATTGGTCTTGATAGGCGGGACCAGCTTTCTTCTATTCGAGGTGTGGTTATCCCGAAGGGAACCGCTAAGAAGGCTGGAAAACTTCAAGGCTCGCATAGGCGTCCTCGGCCAAACCCTCATCCGTTATTTGGACCGCTCTCCCGGATGTTCCTCTTCATTGACGAAATTGAGAACGTGCCAAACGGGGTGTGGCTCGACGTGGACAACGTCCTCTCAGAAATTGAAGAGCAGCGTGCCGGGCAGCTCGACCTCGCAAACTCGGGGTTTAAAATCTTTGGAGCTTATAACCCGACAAATTCCGCTGATGAAGTTGCTAAACGAGCAGAACCTCTTTTTGGGTATCCGGACCTCGACGAGGACAAGCACTTTCGCTGGAAGTCTAAACGCGGTTGGGACGTTCTTAGAATCGACGGTGAGCGATGCGAAAACGTCATCCATAAGCGAATCATTTTTCCCGGGTTGCAGACCTGCGCTGGCTTAGAGAAAATTGCGCAGAACGCGGGCGGCAGAACTGCCTCTGGGTATCGGACGATGGGGCGGGGAATGTATCCCAGCCAAGGGCTAGACGCCACAGTCATCCCTGCCGGGATGCTAGGGAAATGGGTTGGCGAATTTATTTGGGTGGGCGAGCCGGTCTCAGTGGGCTCGACGGACTTGGCACTCGAAGGCGGAGACCCGGCGATTTACACCATCGGAAAATTCGGCCTCGCCAGTGGAATCAAGTGGCCCCCTAGTCTGGATTTTCCGGAAGGGAAGACGTCTATTTTCAGGGACCGCAACGGGCACGTCACTCCTAGGTGGGGTCTCCAAGCCCTCCGTCAGTTCGCCATTCCCCCGGCTGAAACGGTAGGAATGAAGAACGGCGTATTGACGGTGAATCGCAAAGGCGGCGTGCGCGGCGAGTATTATGCGTGTGACAGAACCGGCCACGGCGCGGGCGTTGCTGACTTGCTCCGCTATGAGTGGAGCTCGGCAATCCACGATGTCAACTATTCCGAAGGCGCGGGCACTGATAAAATAATGGTGGAGGACAGCAAGCCCTGCAACGAAGCTTATGAACGAATGTATTCCGTCCTCTGGTTCGCCACTCGGGCGTGGGGAGAATTCAACTACTTACTCCTTCACCCTTCAATGGACTTATCGAAACTGGGGCAGCAGCTCACTCTACGACGTTTTCAAATGTCGGCGGGGAAGTCGAAGGTTGAGTCTAAAAAAGATTACAAGTCACGGGGTTTCGAGTCTCCTAACGAAGCCGACTCCCTCACGCTTTTGGTGCATGCCGCTCGCAAAGGAAGCGGTCTTGTTCTTTCTATGCGCGGCGACACGGTTACGGACCCAAACGACCCAGACGACGACTGGCCCACGCCCGGAATGCGAAATGGGGTCATGATTGATGAGTCAAACCGGAGCGACTGGTTGAACTCCGACGCTAACGACCAAATGTTGCGGGATACTTACGATTCGATGATTTTATGAAGAAGATTAATCCAAATCTTTATCCGAAGGACGGGCATTACTACAAGGAAAGCGATGGCACCACAATCCGCGCCGATACGTGGCCGGGCGTGGTGGTCCGCGTGGCCGCTTACCGGCGGCGCGCTGGATATGCCCCGGGGAATCCCGCCGTGGAGGTAATAGAACAGGCGTGCAGCAGGAACCCGGTCATCTGCAACGACGATTCGAACAACACCCATGAAATGATGGTCCGAAAGTCCAGTCTGAAGAGCAGGGTGCTCGGCTGGATGGCTCTGGCCAGAACGCATAAGGCTCAAGGCCGGATTGAGTATGTGGACGCGCAGACTGCCGTCGCTCGGGCTCAAATTTGTGCGGGCTGCCCTCTCAACCAGTCCCTTCAGGAAGGTTGTGCCTCGTGTCGGCAGGCCCAAGCCGAAATGCGCAAGGAGATTTTGGGCCGCAGGCCGCTTGACAGCCGCCTGAACGGCTGCCTCGTGCTCGGGGAGGACATGCAAACCGCGGCGCACCTCGAAAGAGAGACCACGGAGAACGCAGAGCTGCCCGGGAACTGCTGGAGAAAGAGATTGCTATGATTTTTTGGAATTTTTTCAAGGCGTGGGCGCGAGTCCAGTGGTTTCGGCTCCGGGGATGGGAAATTTTGGCCCCGGCGAACGTCGCCAAGTTCCGATACGAACAGGGCTGCCTGAAGTGTCCGTTTTTCGATGGCGCGCAATGTGAGGTTTGTCATTGTCTCGCCGAAGCGAAGGTCATGTTATCCCCGGAAAGCTGTCCGGTTGGAACGTGGGGTCCTCGTTGGGTCAAAAAGCGCGCAACACCTCGCTGAACCCTTGTAACAGTTTACTTGATGACGGATTTTTATGCCTGACGCCAGCTCTTCTGCCCAATCTCCCTACACCGGAGGTGTATTCCCTTCGAACTATCTGGGTGCGGTTATCCAGACTCCGAAGATTAACTCCGCCGGGAAGCCGACCCAACGGAGCATCAAAGATGCAGGGATGGCTCGGGACATTATCAAGACCGTCATTATGGCCGGTAGGAACCGCTCCATCGTTAACTCGCGCATCCTCGCGAAGTATAATGCGGAGAGGCCCTATGATGCGGCCAAGCTCGAATCCGAAGGACTCGGCTGGCGTTCTAATTTCACCACGAAGCCGCTGCCGTCGATGATTGAGAAAGTCGCGCCTATTTTTGTGGCCGCGATTGACGGACTGAAATATTTCACGAACGCGAAGCTCTCCAACAAGTGGCACGCCTCGCAGGAGAAAACAGAATTGTTCCGGCGAAAAATCACCGAGACCATCCGTAATCGAAAAGGCTGGCGCACCCTAATCGAGGACATCGCTTTCAACGACGCAATTTTCGGTCACTCCATCGTTGCGTGGCTGGACGAATTTTCTTGGTTCCCGAAGAACTTTCAGCAGGAGGAATCCTTTGCTGCGGACGGCACGAAGTCAGACCCTCGGTGGGCTCAGATTCTGGTGTTAAAGGAAACTTATCTTCCGCATGAGATGTATGATTACATCAAGGACAAGGAAGCCGCGGAAGTTTCGGGATTCAACATCCAAAACACAATCACCTCAATCAACCGGGCCAGCCCGGTTCAGATTCGAGACCGTTTAAACGTAGGAGGCACTCTTGAAACTTGGTATCAAAATGCCCTCCGGGAGCTCACTATCGGTGCGAGCTACATGGCGGGCAACTCCGTCATTGTTGTTTACTCACTGCTGGCGCGTGAAGTCACCGGCAAGGTTTCCCACTACCGACTTGCAGGCCCCGAAATGCTGGAGATTTTTTCTCGGGACGATAGGTTTGACAGTATGGAAGATGCAGTGGCCTTTTTCACCTTCCAAAAAGGCAACGGAACCCTTCATGGTTCAAAGGGAATTGGGCGTGATATTTACGAGCTAGCCGGGATGATTGACCGGACCCGCAACGAAGTGGTTGACCGGCTGATTATGTCCGGCAAAACTTTGATTCAGGGTGACGTCAAGAGGCTTCACACTTTCAAGATGCACGTAGTTGGGAGCATGATAATGATTCCCAACAACTGGACCGTTATCGAGCAGAAAATGGATGGGGATGTCGAGCCCTTCCTGAAGCTCGACGCGTATTTCCAGCAGCTCGTGAATCAGCTTATTGGTTCCACTTCTCCCCCGGCGGTAGACGTCGGCGAGGGGATGCGTTCCCCGGCGGCTTGGAACCTACTCGCGCAGCGTGAAGAGCAGGGACAGGACATCCGCATCAGCCGTTTTCTTGAGCACACTACCCAGATGTTTCAGACGATGCAAAAGCGTCTTTGCGACAAGGATACCGGCGAGAAGGATGCGAAGGCGATGCAGGCGGAGCTTCTCGAAGCGATGACCCAAGAGGAAATTGACGAGCTGGCCGGATACCCCGTTGCGGAGACCATTAAGGATTTGACCCCTATGGAGCGGCAGCTAACCGTCGCGATTGCTCAGGAGAAAAAAGGCAACCCGCTTTACAATCAGCGCCAGCTCGAAGTCGAAGATTTATCTGCCCGGGTGGACGCAGATTTCGCGAACCGTGTTTTACTTCCGGAGTCGGACCCCACGGAGCACGCGGAGCAGGCTCGATTCCAGAATCTGGAAATGACTTTGCTCAGTCACGGTCAGGCAGTCGAAGTTTCCCCGCGTGATAACCATTTGATTCATTTGTCCATTATAATGCCAGCGGTTGAGCAGCTCGGCGGGCAGATGATGCAAGGACAATTTGATAGCTCGGTCCTTGAGGCGATGGTGGCTCATATCAATGAGCATTATAACCAAGCCATCGCGAGCGGAGTCAAGAAAGACACCCTCACCGAAGTCGCAGAGTTTTTGAAGCGCGCCGTGAAGGCAATTAAAGATTTGAAGCAGCACGAGGCGCAGGCCGCGCAGCTGATTCAGCAAGGTCAGGCGGGACCCGGCGTCCCTCCGGCGGCTCCGGGTGTTCCCCCGCAAGCCCAACCGGCTCCCCAGATGCAGCAGTAAATGAAACCCTCACCCATAACGAGCAATGCCTATCGAAATAGTTGCTAAGCCTACAGACTGGCTAGTTACAGACCAAGAACGTTGGGCCGCTTTTCTGGAAACAGAAACCGGCAAAAGACTCCTGCCTTGCGCCGCCGAATCGGCCCCGCAGCTTCTGGCAAAAGGAGAGCTAAACGAAATTCTGATTCGCTCCGGAGAAGTCCGCGGATATCAGAACGTTTTGCAAAACCTGATTACTATGGCGCATCCGTC